GAACATTGAGAAGACGACAATTCGATCACCATCTTCAACTGCTTCAAAAACGATTTGCTCCGCCTCGTCCATGATGACGGATTCGCCAACTGGCGGTGCATCCGGCGGCGGGAAAATCACCGACGGAGCAAAGCAATCCCCGGGAAAGCCTTCATCGTCCAGGCATTCGGGCGTGTGCGCACAACCCTTCACCTGAATTCCATCCGGCCAACTTGCCGCCTGACGCATTCGAGTGTACCAAGCCAAAACACCTTGAGTCGTCATTTGGTGGTCACTGCTGAACGCGATACGCGCCTTTTCCCGAAGAGCTTCAATGAACTTGTACTGACGCGGGTACTTTTCCTTGTCGAGTTCCAGATAGTGATGCTTGACTTCTTGGGGCGGCATTTGAACGCCTGCCGAATCACGAGTTCGCGCTGTGTACTTTGAACCGAGCCGCTTCAACAACCGTTCCGAACCACCGTTACCGAAGGTCCAAACATACTTCTCGGTGCGATAATCCCAAACCTTTTCGCAATAATCGTCGAGGAAATTCTTTTCCGACGAGAAGCCCTTTCGGTCAAGCATGTTCAGGAGTGGGAACAAATCAAGCGGTCGGTTAAGGATTGGCGTACCCGTCATGGGATACACATTCTTAACCGAACAGAATTCGCCATCCTTTTCCTGCTCGTATTCACACGCAGCGCAAATCTTTGCTGTGTACATGCGCGTGACGAATTTGTTGTGACCGCACTTCGGGCACAGATTCTCCGCGTAAATGATTTCGCGGATATCCTTTGTTGTGACCGACTTCCAACCCTTGAGCATGTGCGCTTCATCAAGGATGACGGTGTCAAAGCCGCATTCGATAAGCTTGGCGTGAATTGACTTGTCCTTACGCCAAACCTCATAATTGGCGATGACGATGGCTTGGGGCATATGCTTAACGACTTCAAGGATTTCAGTCTTGATTTGCATGCCCTTGACGGTCTGGTTTAGAACCAGCTTAAAGACCGGATTGGTCCACTTTTCAAAGGCTCGCTCGAAATCCTTGAGGACAGACTTCGGCGTGAAAATGAGAACCTTTTGCCCCTTGCCTTGAACTCGGAGCATATCGATTGTCATGATGGCCTGAAGCGTTTTGCCCAAACCTGGCTTGTCGCCGAGAATTGCACGCTCAGCACTCACCAAACGATGAGCGCCTTCAAGCTGATGCTTTAGAGCCTTCTTTCCTTCAGCGTTTCCTGTACGCCACGGGAATTCAGTTGTGGCATTATCGATTGCATTTCGCAGAGTGAGCATTCGTTCTCGTGCTGACAATTCAGCCAGAAGGCGAGAGCGTTCACGCTCGTAAGTTTCCTTGTTGCGTCGGTTTCCTCGACCAATGAAATCGATGGCATGAATTGCCTCGTCGATCGGCTTTCGACGATTCAGAAGGGTTCGCTCAATCGCGCGAACGACGTTGAGGATTTCCTCGATCTCTGCGCGTGAAGCCTGAAGCTTTTCGACTTCCTCCTTTAGAAGTTCTCGCTCTTCCGTAATGTCATCAATTCGAACATTTAGAAATGCCAGGCGCTCGAAGTCCTCGTTTGACATGAGCTTCGAGAACCTGGGCTCTGTTTCAAATTGAGCCTCAAACGCTGACATATCGATGCGCTCTGGCATTTTTAATTAATCCTCCACCTTCACGTAGAAACGACTCCCAAAACTTTCAGGAGTCAGTACGAAATGATTGCCTGGCGTTTTCAGCTTTTCCCAGACGATTTTATTTTCGCTGGCCTTGATGATTCTTACCTTCTCCTTGACGCTGTTTGTGTAGATTTGGCCCGGTTCGTAGTTCAAGTTAGGAACTCCAACTCATTTTCGTCGTACCAATCGCCATTAGGCCAACGCGGGTCATCGTCGTATTGAATGTCAACCCTGTTTGCCGACGTGTCGACTTCGATTACCGTCGCTGGAACTTTGTCCTTGTCGTGTTTATAGAGAACTCGATCGCCCTTTTTAAACTTCATCGCCAGTCTTCATCCCTATCATTTCGCTGCTGCCAAAAATATGGCACACCGAACAATTCAATAGCCCCAATCCAGATCAAAGTCCAGCCAATACCTTCATGGCTGGATTCGATTGCAAAATAACCTAGGCCTAGATCAAAAATGCTCATGGCCAAAGTTATGTTAAGAAAAATTCTTGGATGCCATCTTGTGTAATGTTTCACTTCACTCCAATTCCGAAACGGGTGAGCCTCGGCTCTATTGACAACGCACGCCATGGCAGGCTCAACGACAGGCCCCGTCCCTCCTGCGTCGGTCCTGAACCTGCCGTCGAACCAGCCTAGCGCACATTGTCAATGTCGCCCTCACCCGTTTCTTGTTTTAAATGGAATAGCGTCCGTCAGGTAGTTCTCGATAGAACAGCTCTCGTGCACTTGAGAGCCATTTACTTTCTTCGGGCCCTACGTAAATTGTGCCCCCGTCATGTTCGAGAATTTCTAGGAGCTTTTCGATTCTCAGCATGTCTGTGCTGTCGAATCGAATTGTCGTGTCGCCGTTCTCTTCCCGTTTCTTTGTTGCCATTTCACTTCCCTTCAGTGATTTGCATTCGAGCCCAATCGCGCAACTCGTCTTCGCAGTCCATCATTTCCTGTGCTGCCTTTTGAAGGCGAGCCTCTAGGCTTACAATCGAATCTGGCGCATGCGGCATTTTAACTGCGATGCGCCAGAATTGGTCGAGTTCTTCGACCGACGGCTTTTTCATTTCCCCCTCAATCCGTGCCACACTTCGCGCATGGCATCAATTCTAGTCGGCACGTCCTTGACTTCAATTTGGCTGTCGAGGTTTAGTAGCCGGTGGTGTTCCGGATTCGTGCACGGGTCTTTGCGGCAACCCGAGTTTTCGTCGTCATGAACCAGCGACGCCTTGAAATGAAACTGGTAGACGTTTTCGCCTAGCTCGAAAAGCTCGGGGTGGGGGGTGCCTTTCACGCTTCACCCGGCATTTCACGATGGACGATCCAGCGAGGTTCGCCGTTCACAATCTTTTCGCCCTCTTCCCAGTAGCCATTCAAACGGAAATTGATTTGCTTGTCGATCAATTCAGTTTGAGGGTGCGGTAGCGCCCAATCGCAGGTCTCATTCCAGTACTTGCAAAAATAGTTTCCGTTGTACAGAATTTCACCATTGCACTTTGGACAATTCTCTTGAGTTGGCCGACCCGTGTTCGTGACCACTTCACTTCATCCTGAATCGAATGCGACCGTTGTGACGCGTCTTTTCGATTACGCCGCGTTCTTCGAGAAGCTTGCAGGCGCCTGAAACGTAACGCATGTTCGCCTTCAGGTCCTTGGCAATTGTGCTTTGCGGGGGAGTGATGCTACCTGGCTTCAGATTCTTTTCGTTGAAATAGTTTGTGATTTGATCTGCGAGCTTTTCGAAAGGTGAGACGTCGGCATTTGAGTCGTTGACGGCCGCCTTTTCTGGGTTTGCCTTCCGAGGCTTCGGTCGTGAGGCTTCGAGGATGGCAACGATTTCGTCATGCGTGAAACCGGTGAGGTTGGAAGTGGCGATCAAATCGAAACCGTCGTACAGCTTCGTCACCAACTTGCCGACGTTTCGCCTTTGGCTGTTGTAATGCTTGATGATTGCGAGGAGTTCACGTTCGTTGTGGTTCAGCGCCATTTTGGTTCTACCTTTCAGACTTGACGTCGGTCGGTGGGAATTGAAACACCAGTAGTGAAACCCTTTGTGCCGGGCTTCCCGTCGTTCATTTCAATGAAGTCTTTGGTGAGGCTTCTTTGCTGTGGTGCGCTATATCCGAGCGCTTCCCTAGTCCATGGCAATTCGGGATACTCTACCTTTGCCATTTTGAGAAGCCGTCGAATGACTGTGACGGTTTTCCCATTCTCCTCTGCCAGTTCTTCTAGAGTCGTACCAGAGAGGCGCTTTTCTGCTAGCTCTCTTAGCTTCATCGCTGCCTTTCAATTAGGGAGTGGACGTGTGGGAATCGAACCCATGAAGCCGCCAATTTCCGGCCACGCCCTAGCCTTTTAGTAAGTGCGTGGATGCTCAGGAGTGTCAAAACTGAACAGGATTGAAGGCTTGGTCAGCTTTTCAATGTTCGCTTCAAGAATCATTCCACTGTCTTCGACCAAAGCCTTTGTCAAATCGTCTTCAACGTTCACCACCAAAATGCCGGACCCGTCGGTTTTGCTGATGAAATCGACAATACTTTCTGCGTGGATTTCGATTCTCATTTGCGCCAACTCCTTTACCTTGCTGTTTGGTGTTGCGTGGCCCCGTTGGGAGTCGAACCCAAAACGAAATGAAAGTGCACCAAGCAAAAGAGGCGCATGCCGTGGCCTCAATTTCACTTGCAGTCATTTCGCACCGCATGCGGGGCCTTGTTGAGGCGAAAAGTGACAGGCTCAAGTACCGGCGTTCAACCAACCCATTCAAACCAGCGAACTCGCAATAAGCTGGTGTGAGTTTCAACGTCCTGTCACTTTTCCTTACCGGGTTGTCCGGCCTCAAATTAATTTCAGTAGCGCCAGTAACTTGGGCTGTCTACTGACCATTCAAATGGTTCTTCGCGCCCTTCGTCGTTTCCTTCGTGCTCGTCGCGACATCCCTTCGAGCAGAATTGCGCGTCACCGTTCTGACCGGTTTTGTCTTCGACCGGTTCAGATTCGCAATTCGCACAGGGTCGCGAACCGCCTACTACTGAACCAAACATGTTTCACGTCCTCTGTTTTCTCGGCTTCGCTTGAGCCGAAATGGTGATACCAGGTCCTTCGGGATAATCGTGCTCCGTCTTGGCGAGTTGAATTGCTTCGACTCCGGTGTACGCCTTGATTTCCCATCGTGGCTGATTGTTTACCATCACGATGAAAGTTCGTCGGTTCATTTTCAGTTCTGCCCCTGTGCACCACAGTTGTGGCAAATCCAAGACGATTTGTCTCCGCTGACGCTTGAGCTTTTGCATGCAGGGCACGTCATTTCAACTACCTCCATTTGAGATAGCGACCAGAAAAGCCACTGTTGTAAAAACCGTGAACCAAACGGCTGCGAAAATGGGTCGCGGGTCGAGCCTTGTGTGCGTAATGATCCTGTCGTTGATTTGCTCGATGCCGGTTACGTTTTGCATTTTCACCTCACCTTGTGGAGGACGATTCGCTTTTCAACTTCGTCAGCCAAGGGGCCAACCCAATCGAACTCCCACTTTTCGATCCGGAGGAACTGACGTTCGTCCTTCTTGGCTTCCATCAAGTTCTGAGTGAAGTTGCCTGCAATTTCCTCGTCGAACTTTTCGCTGATCTGGCAAATGACTTCCAGGAAATCAGAAGTTGTGCCATGGAAGTTGAAGGTTTCGTTGTCTTGCGGGTCAGTGACCCCGTGAAACCAGAATTCGTACACGTTAGATGTCCTCTTTTGAGAGGCCAAGCTTCAAGCCTCCATGGGCGTTTGAAATACTTTCCTTGCGATTCGCCCATGCGACCAAAGCTCCAGCGATTTCACGGGCAGTTCGGGGGTTGTCGAATTGAGCAGAAAAATCAAAGGAGTCGTAGAACGTAACGTACGCTTCTCCGAACTCAATCGACATGCCATCGGCGTCACCTTCAGGTTCAAGGCCAATTGTGAACGGCCGACCCTCGGTGATTGCGTCGATCATTTCGACGACTTCGTCGGTGTTCAAATTTGTGTCCCTCCGTTCGCAGCCAACTGAATGACGGTTGATGTTTGTCTCGCAGCCTGCGCAGCAAAAGATGTAACCGGGCTTGCTTTCGCGTCTGCATTCATTTCGTTCGCACTTTTCGACGACCTGTTCAGCGCTCACCTTCAGTCCCTTCGATTGGGCAAATGTGGCTGGCGTTATTGTGGAACCATGGCGTTGGGCAATCGCGTCGATGGTACGAGCGATAAATGTAATCTTCTTGTTCTTCTTGTTGTTCTTCTTCGCTTTCGACGACTTCGTTTTCAGTGGTCACTTCTCCGCCTTCCAATTCACGGTTGCTGCCCGAGGGTTCATGTCGAACGCGTCGGTTTCCCGCATTGCCTTCCAAAGGATGTCAATTGAATTGCCAACATCCATGAGCTGAATGTCGTTGCCTTCTCGGCTGTAACACTTTTCAAGAACCTTCAGGTCCCTGAAATGACGCATCATCGTCTTTGGCGTCATGATTTGCACATTGCGGTGATACCATTCTGTCCGGGTCTTGTTGACTGAATGGTGTTCAATTCGCGGTGTCGCCCAATCAAATAGCTTCATGGTTGCCATGACTTCAGGGCCGGTCAATGGGGCCGTGTCATCTACCTTGTTGGCCCATGAAACGAGGGCGCCAGCAATTTGACGGGCGATTGACGGGTTGTCGATTTCGAAGAGGGTGTCGATCCTGGGAGAGAAAGTTATTCCGTCCTTGTCCAGCATGAGTCTGTCGCCAGGCTTGATTTCAATTTCCCATTCACGCCCTTCGAAAATCGCATCGAGCATTTCAATCACTTGCTTCGAATCCACTGCTTTGCCTTTCTAAAAAGGGGGAGCGTCCGCCAATTCCTTTGCGCTCATTCTCCAGTCACGCTCTGCATTGAACTTCCAATGCCGCGCCACCCAAGTGCAATCCTTGCACCTTTTCCAATACAGAATTGCGTCGGTGCTTCTGTCGTGAATTGGGTACTGGCCGAAATCGAAACACGAGTAGCACCAAAACTCTGGAATGGTGTTCATTGCTTGGCCTCCAGCTCTCCTTTTCTTTTTCGACTCAAGACCACGGCCAAACTCGGCTCGGGGGATTACCTTGTTTGGCCGTGGCGTTCAATCGTCGGTCTTCAATGTGACCGAAGGGTTTTCGTTTTTGTCTTGCTTTGGTTTGTTATCGGTCTTTGGGGTGCTTGCTGAAGTCCAAAAGGCCAGTCCTATGCAAACGACTCCCAAGCTGATTACGAGCAAGACGGGCACCGTGAAAAAAGAACGTGAGGTCTTTGTAGGGTAAGCAGGCTTTGCTGGTTTCATGGGGGCGAGGTGCCTTTTGGCTCTTGGTTTGGCGTGTCGACCCCTGCTCAAAACTCACTCCCCTTCCGTTATCGCCAGAGCTTCGCGTGCCTGCCTAATGCGAGACAATTCAAGTGTTCCGCGCCATGTGAAATGGTCAACGCAAATGAAACCAACCCTGTTACCATCGGTTCGAATTGCTCGGGCTCGCTCGTTCTCGATGTCGGCGAGATTTGCCATGGCATCTGCATAGACAGAAAGAAACGCGTCAGTCGCCTGCTCAGAAAATCGATTTCTGAGAATTACCCAATGGTGTGCCTTGTCGCTCCGACTCAAAACGAATTCGTTCAACCCGTAGAAATCGAGGAAGTCTTCACGACCCTCCCTCGACGTGAAACTGAAAAGACTCACTCCCCTTGCTTCAGCGATTTCATCGACGGCGGCCACTCCGTCGGCTTCATTTCGCTTACAGGGGTTGAGATTCCAGGCGTGAATCAATTCAACAAAATGGTTGTGAATTGAATTGGTACTCGCGCTTGGCGCCAGAAATTCCACTTGCATGTCAGTCACGCTTTGCCACCTTTGAGAGTTGTTGTGACTTTGTGGGGGGTGGCTGGTCTATTTAGAGTTCAGGTGCGTCGCACTTCGGACACGTAAACCGTGTGAACCCAAACATCAATTGATTGACCGTCAACGTAGTCCATTTGGTTACTTGCTTTCGTTCATTGCGCGCTGGAATTCCTCAAGCGCATCAATGAGTTCGCTCCAAAGTTCCTCGGGCGTCCTGTCCACTTCAATTTCCCTTCATGCAGTCAATTGCTAGTTTGAAGAGCTCCGGGTCACGTCGCTGCATTTCACGTACCTCGAACCCAATTGGGTCCCTGTATTGCGCGTACCAAACCGGACTGTTCACGAAATTGGTCAGCACGCTTTGCAGGTAGTTAACCTCGTCCAAGACGCCGTGCAATCCCTCAAGCGCCTTCTTGATTTGTTCGTCTTGACCCGTGCTTCCGGCGCTCAAAATGACGTACAGCAATCGCTGACGCAAAGCCTGAGTCATTTCGTCGCTGATGACATTCGCCTTCAGCTTCAATCGAAATGGATTGATCTCAGGGTCAGAGACTCGACGAACAAAATCCTCAACGCTAATCAACTCTCCTGCCCAATTGATTAGCGTCCGGTCGTCGTCTTTTTCTGCGGTGAGACCGATCGTTGTTCGGCCGTACAGAACTGCATTTGTCGGCGAACGGCCGTAGGTCTTCAAAAAACCCAGTCTCGTCAAATCTTCCACGCAGCGTCGAATCGTGCGTTCGTTAAATGGGTGTTGACCCTTCTTCTTCAATTCCTCAGATGCGAGGCTGTGAAGCTGAGCGATCGTGAGTTTCGAGTCCTCTTCGAACAATTCATAGACGAAACTCTGATTTGAAAGGGCGACTTTATCTCGGGTTGCATTCTTTGAACGTGAGTCCTTTGAAATAATTGGCGGCATGGTCTTCCAAATCTATTTGGGGTCAGGGGTACCCCCAAGGGGAGATATGCCCGTTCTGACAGATTCTACCAGTGGTGTCGGACAGTGTCAGCGGAACGTGTCCACATTGACAGTCAAAAGCTCATTTCCGCAGGTCAGAGGCCTAAAGGCCATGTCAAAACCTAGGTCCCCCACCAAACGACACTCCTTTCAGTCGTTTGTTGGGGGGGCCCAGACCGGGGAGAGATAGGGGAGAATGTCCGATTTGTGAGTGTCAATTGTGCAGTGGTACGGGCTTCAAGGACAGGTGCTCAAGATGGTGTCAATGTCCGGTTTTCACCCGTATGGGCGTAACCTCCCGCCTATTTAAATCCCAAATGCACTTGGGCGCATTTTAAATTGACTTGCTCTCCAGCCTCTTCAACTTCTCTTCCATGTTTCGCTTCCAGGCCTCAGGGTCGCCCGAAAGGGTTTCTCTCAGGGTTTGCAGTGTCTTTTCGTCGGGCTGAGGAAATTCCATGCGCCGCATCCTTCCTTATAAAAGTAACCCGAAACGAATGTCATTTCGGGTTTAGCGAAGTGCTTCTACTTAAGGGTGCGTGGGCAATAAAAAACCCCCGACCATTTGGCCGGGGGTTGATTTTATTCAGAGTTCTTCAAGATGATCGTTAGCATGCTTGGGAAGTCTCCCCATTCACCACTTTCACCTTCCTCTTTGAGGAACGCATCATTCACTTCTTTGAATTCTAGAACCCTGTCCCCGTCCTCTTCATCCTCGATTTCGAAGGTAAGGTTTGTGTCGTCTGGGATCGCGTTCAGAATTGCTTTGAGTTCACCAACAGTGCGAGTCACTTTGGGGTTTTGCCTTTCGTTCGGTGGTTTGGTAGCCCTACCCAGAAAAGCCCCACCCAATTCGGGTGAGGCTTCTCGGGTTTTGCTTTTGGGTTTTACTTCTTCGGTGCGGGCGTTGCCGTCTTCTTTGCAGGGGCGGGAGTTGAAACCGTCTCCTGCTTTTCGGTCTCCGACTTCGTTTCCTGCTTGGGCTCGGCCTGCTTTTCGGTTTCCTGCTTGGGCGTTTCGATGGGTGCGTTTGCCTTCCGCTCCCGCTTCACTTCAATCTGAATCTTCTGGGGGACCTTCTTAGTCGAGTCGTCATTTCCATTCGGCACCTCAATCTCACGCTCGAAAGTGAAAGTGTGAGTGTCGGGAAGCTTGCTTTCCTTGTCTTCCTTTGAAGTGGCGCGATCGGCGTAACCGAATTCGGCGAGGTAGGCCGTTTCCAATTCCTCAGCCGTAACTCGATTTGCAGGGAATCGCTCTGCGCCCCACATCTTCGAAAGGGCGTCGGCAGCGAAATTGAACTTGCCCTTGTCGTTCTGGTTTGTCGACTTGCCCTCAATGAGAATTTCGTCGACTCGGGTCATGTAGCCACCACTCGGAAGTGAAGTGCCAGCCTTTCGACCTCGCTGATTCTTCAGCGACTCAATCGGGGGCAGAAGCGAAATGATTCCGCCCTCAGGGATTTCAACGCCGTGAACGCCAAGCATCGTGTTTACCACGATGAGCATGTTTTCGGCCTTGGACTTCGCTGTCGAAATGGTCGGAGCCATTTCGTTAATCGTCTTTCGAGCTTCCTTTGCCTTGTCCTCAGAAAGGGATTCCGGAACATGCTTCTTCGCGAAATCGCGAAGCTGGACCAAAAGCTTTTCGCTCTGCTCAATCAAAGCCTGATACTGCTCTTCGACTTCCTTCATCTTTTCGTCGGCTGGGGCGTGAGTCCGCCAAAGACTGTCCAGGAAATCAGGGTTGTTCGGATTCGAATCACGCGTCGCATTGACCTGAGCAACCATCTTGTTGTTCTCAACGATCAACGCCAGAGCGTCATCCCAAGCCTCCCGAATCGGCCCCAAAGCAGGCTCCGGCAACTGAGTCTGCTTCAGAAGGTCATCGAACGTAGCCATGATGAGAGTCCTTTCAGTTGAGTGCTTCCCTGTAAAGAGATTCTAGCAGATTGGAGTGCTCGACAGGGAAGGAATGGTCATGGCGCGGGGATGATTTTCCAGCCACCCCCACTCAGTGCTGCGCACCTATCATGACCAAACCTTACTCGTCAAGTGTTTTAACCAAACCGAACTGAGGTTCACCTAAAGGTGACGTCAATTGGTTTGGCTTTCAACTACCGGACCTGATTGCCTGACTCGATTTGAATTGAGCTGTCAGCTTAGGCACCACATTCTGCTTTTCACTCCCCCGTGGGGGTTTTGCGTTGTGAATTGCTCGGTGGATCCTCGTTAGGCTTTCTCGCTCCATACTCAATTCATTGAGTGGGCAATTGGGTTTCCGGCAAATGTGCTTCTGAAAGTTCGCGACGTCGTCACGACGTGACTCGCTTTCGAAATTGGCTTCACTGTTCAATTAAAAAGGCACGACGACTCAAATCACTATCGCCCGCAAGGCGACGACTTAGATCCAAATGAACCATGGGACTCGAACCCACTGCATTCACTCGGGGCCGTTCGGTGTTGCACTGAGAACACTACGGGCCTGGCTGAGGAGGTCCAAACTTCCACCCGCATTTCCAGGCGGGGCCAGAAAAAAAACCCAGGGCCGAAACCCTGGGTTTCAATTGGTCAAACCGTTTCGCGCTTGATCTCGATCAGTTCGAGACACGAATCACGATTCATGATCTCAACCTGAACTGTGACCCAATCCGAGTGCTGCATGATCTCGAATCGGAAGTGGTCGACCGCCTTTTCTGCATAGTCGCCAGCCTGCATGAATGACAGGTCAAGAGCGTTGGCAGTGAACTTGGTGTCGCCGTTGATGTCGAACGCGTCAATCGTGACGCGGAACTCGCGAGTTGAAACGATGGTGGAAATCATTTCGGTACCTTTCGTTTTGAAACCCCGGCCACAGGGATTTCGATTTGAGTGCTACGCCTTCTTTGCGAACTTGAACGAGCCCGCGTCACCCTGACGAATCATCAGCCGACCATTCTTCGACCACTTCGTTTCGTAGCTGTTGAACAGTGCGGTGAATTCGTCGACGTACTCTTCAACCGCGTCAGCGTGGAACTCAGACCACGTGACTTCAATTGAGGCGGACTCGACGACCGACGGAACACTGATCAGACCAAATGCAATCGCGAGTGCGATAAGAATCCGAGTGATCATTTCGTGCGCTCCGTTTCGCCGTTGGGGTGTTACAAGACCAATTGAACGCGAGACCGGAGATGTTGTCTAAAATTCCACTCGCGTTTCCTCTTTTCGCTCATTCCCTCTCACTTCCAATTTACAACCCAGTCAACCACCGCCAGTAAAATCCCGGCGATTAAACCAGGTACCCACCAAAAGGAAATCAGCAACAAGAGAAGATCAGCAAACAAGACAAGCTCCCAAATTTTTAGACATCTAACTTTTTCGGTCAACCACTGGCATCAAACGTACCCGTGACGTAGAATTGAGAAAAGCGAGCGAACTCAAAGAGGAGGAATTTGGCCATCACTAGAGCTTTCACAAATGACATAGTGAACCCAATCATCGACGCGAGAATTGAAAAAGCCTATAGCGCCGCAGCCCTTGCAAAGCAATTGGGTTTGTCGAAGCAGTATCTTTCAAAAGCAGAACAGGGAACTTACAGTAGTTTGAACCCATCACTCATAAGGTGGGTTGGACGGGCGCTTCAAATCAGCGAAGAAGACGTTGCAAAGAGGTACGCACAATTTCAAGACGCGAAGCGACGGTCAACCATTGAAAACGTTGAACCCCACAAGCTCACCCGAACCGACGGGAACAATTTGCCTGGCTGTCTTTTGTTTGAACAATGGAGAGCTGGATATTGGCCGTCGGTTTTTGCTTTCAGTCAGGCGTTTTGCGTTCACCCCGAAATGGTCAGGAAGTACGAGGAGGGCATCACGCCTGAAATGCCAAAGCAGATCAGGGACATTTTGACCGACGCCAATTTGATGGACGAGGATTGGGAGGAGAAGATGCCGAAGTTTGAAAGGGGGTCGCGAACCACGACGCTCCAGCGTCAAATATAGTTAAATCGACTTGAGAATTAAATGGGGACCCCAGAGACCGAGGCCACAGACAGCCATCTCAGGGCCTCAGAGCTGACAGCCTTCCATAAGTACCTAGGAGGGGGTCGAAGCCGCGAGAGACCCCGTAGAGTCCCGGGAAGGGGCCTTCTAGGGTGTGATCATGGTTTCCGGGGGTCTCAGGGCCACCTAATTGACAACGGTTTTCACTAAGCCTCCAGGGAGGGGAATTCCATGCAGACCATTTGGAAGTCAATTAAAAGAAACCCAGTGATTTTGGCAGCACTGGCAATTGTCGCACTTCAAGTTGTTGAAGACTGGGGAAACATCACTCAGCGAGACTGGTTCCAAAACCTTTTCACAATGGCAATAGCTTTCATGGCGCGTGAATTTACCGTGCCTGCGAATGAAGTTAAGGAGGGCGGCAACCTTGACCGAGCCAGCGGGAATTGAAAAGCCCGTCGGTGTTTACATCACCGATATGGATTTGGAGTTGATTCAATACATCGAGCGCTTTCATGCCTCGATGGGAATTGCTCCAACTGACGCCCAATTGAATCAGAGGTTTGAACTCCCAAAGGGTGCTCTCGATCAATTTAAAACCAACCCGCTCGTTCTGAAGTCTTTCAAAATTCGCGGCATCATCTATCCTTCACCTGAAGATGCTTTCACTCCTGAACAAATGCATGCAGCTGCCGTGATGACAGACCTGATCGACCGACGTTCCGACGAAAAGAAACTCCGGGATCTTGGCATCACGTCGCGCCAGTGGGCGACGTGGATTCAGGACGACAATTTCGCGCAGTACCTGAAAGACCGTTCTGAAAAGATGCTCGCCAATTCAACCCACGAGGTCCACAAGGGTTTGATGAAGGGCGTGAGGAACGGAAACGTCGCTTCTGTTAAAATGGCTTATGAAATCACTGGACGCTATCGACCTGACCAAGAACAGCAAATTGATATCAGGTTCGTGCTTCACAGTTTCATTGAGGTAATTCAGCGGTACATTAGAGACCCAGTCGTACTTCACAAAATTGCAATGGATATGTCTGCAATTGCTACAACTGAAAGTTACGCAACTGGCCTCACGAATCAAATGATGCACGGCGCACAAACGATTCAAGGTCAGTCGATGACTGTACCTCAAATCTCCAACTTCCCTACTCCCCCGCCCATGAAGGGTTTGGATGATGGAGCTTAAACCGGTCAAGTTTGGGATTAAATCAGTTGACGAGAAGAAGCTAGCGCCAAAGTCGGAACCTGATGCATTTGGCCAGGTCAATTCAAGCGAGAAGGATTTCACTAAAGGAAATGTGCCCTCCGCCCGCGAAAGCGTCCTGCAACACGCAGCTTCCGACGTCGACGCCTCACAAAAGAGCCAACACCACACTTTGGGGCAAGGGCGAAATCAAAGCAGTCCGGGAAACCATATCCACGATGGCATTTCGTCCCCAAAGCTTGGCGCCATGGCTGTTGGAACCTCGGGAAACAATCCTGTACCGGCTTTCACGCTGACGGGTTCAAAAGGTGGGAACGTTGCGCTGACGAATCTGATTACCTTTTTGAAACTTCACTTCAATTTTACGGACAACACGACATGAACACTAACCCAAATTTCCTTCTCGGCGTCATCGCTGTTTTGCTGCTCCTGATTTTTCTTGTTGGCGCGGGAGTCATCCGGTGAGTCGCCAAAACCCCTTAATCGAAACCTGGAAAGAAAAGTTCCATCGGGCTTTTAAACATCACCCGAACCGTGATGAAATCATGGAGCGCATTCTTTCCGACGAGCCAGTCAGTACAAATCAAATCGATAAATGGTGGCGTGAAGCGGATGATTGTGCTGACGCTGCGAGCGAAAGGGCTTAAAAATGGCTAGACCGATGACACATGTTGAATTTGTGAACCTGCTGGACAAGTGGAATATCCCTCACGTCGCAAACGACAAGGGGCGAATTGAAAGATGGTTTGAGCACAACAGGAACACCAAGGGAAAGTGGGACAGCGTTTTCGGAATTGGAAATCACCACACGGGCGGAAATGACGATCCGAATGGTGCGTCAGTGCTTTGGCATGGATACGCTGGCTTGCCTGGCCCCCTTTGCCACGCAGGTATCAAGCAAAATGGTTACGTCCTTTTGAATGGCTGGGGACGAACCAATCATTTTGGACTTGGTGATGACGACGTTCTTCAGCACGTCATTCACGAAGACTATCGTGGAATTTTGAAGCCAAACGAAGCCAACACCGACGGCAATCGTCATTTCTACGGTTTTGAATGGATGTACAACGGTCTCGACGACCCGATGACAAAATATCCAAAGCTTTACAGCACGGCAGTCCGTTTGAACGCGGCGATTTGCACATTCCACGGCTGGAAGTCGCTTAGCGCAATTAGTCATGGTGAATGGCAGCCGGGAAAGTGGGATCCTGGGATGCGTAAGGGTCAATTGATGGACATGGCTCGTTTTCGGAATCACGTCGATCAGGCAATTCAGGAAGGTCCCGCTCCAAAGCCGCCTACAAAGCCGAAGCCGACGACAAAGGAAATTGTCATTCAGAAGGGTGACACTCTTTCCGCTATCGCGAAGAAGTACTCCACCACGGTAATTGATTTGGTGAATTTGAACTCTGGTTTGATTCAGCCTGGCGACCGTCTCGTTGTTCCGGTGAAGTAAATGGGAATTTATACGCCAAACCTCAACTTGTACAAACCTGCCGCGTCGGAATTCGTTGACGTTGAAACGCAGCTGAACCGAAACTGGGACATTGCCGATGACGCCGTAAAAAAGCTGTTCGAGTACAAGTATTCCAACGACACCATTCCCGACACTTCTAATTCGGTTATACGTCAGAGGTTTTACAAGACGTACTCAAACAGCCTTGTCAATTATTTTCAGCTCAGCAGTACTTGGATTCAAGACTCAGTGGCTTTCGTTAGTTCATGGGTTAACGCTTCCTCTCTGTTTCAAAATGGAACCGAGGAAAGCAATCCAAATGATCCAGTGTTCTATCGCATCATCAAAAAGAGCGGCGGCACCACAACCGAAATTGAATGGACTGGTTCATTTTGGGCTGGAGGTGGCAACATGGATTTGAATTCCAACATCCTTAATGTAATGACACTGCCAGCCTCGGTGACACCGACGGTTTCAAAGTATTTTGATTGTTATGCTGGTAACTGTTCCAGCGATTACAGTTTTGCTCGCGTTGTCTTCTTGTCGGCTGGAACGGTTGAATACAAGCGCTACGGCAGCAATACCCAAACCGCTGACACTGAAAAACGAATCGACCTGACGGGGATTAAATACAACCTGGAGGTGGCCGCATGAGAAGTCTTCAATGGTGGCGACTATTTGGCGTTCTCGCTTCCTCCTTCCTCTTGGGTCTTCTAGTTGGTTGGCGGTTGGGTTAAATGGCTTACCTCAATTTCACTAAAATTGCCCCCCCGGCACCCAACGACCCTGTCGTTAATGAAGTGACCCAATTGAATAACAACTGGGATCACCTCGACGCAAAGCTTCAACCTTACCTGGTTGGCGGATCAATTAACGACGTTGAAATCGGACAGGAATTTCTGGACACCAATTTCAGGTTCGCTGTCTGGAATGGAACGCAACGAATTCCCGACGACATTGATGCGGCCTGGTCGGCTTGGACTGCGCTGCCAATGTTTTCACCAAGAGCCGCAAGACCTAGCTTCACTCCTCAATGGCGAAATAATTCTGCCTATCGAATGGTTGAACTGGCTGGCGGAGTGTATTTCAACGTCGCTCAAGACCCGTGGACTTTGGGCGGCTACAACACAATTAACGCTGATTCCAGCGGAGCAATTCCAGCTTCAATGGTTCCAATTGGTGGAACCCATACTGGTCAAGCAGCGGCCGGGCTGACATCTGGAACTTCAGTTGTCGCGGGAGCGATGATTACCGTTGATAAACCGGGAGGTAACACTTTTGTGAGAATTCGCGGTCAATATATGGGCGGCCCCGGCGGAGGCAACTTCATTCAGCTCGATCGAATTTGGTGGTGGTATTAAATGCCTCATCCGCCAACAACGAATTATGGAATCAATAAGCCACTCGAAACTGATTCCATGGCAGACTTCGAGCCTATTAACACAGGATGGGACAAACTCGCTGACGCTATTTCGCCCCCATCGGGAACGACGCTCCCTCAATCCGGAACGTATAATGTTGGCGACCGGTTTTACAAAAGCGACACATCATCGGTTTACATTCTTCTAGCGAAGGACGCGAATTGGGGCTGGCATTGGCGACCAGTACAAGATGCCATTTCGCCTTGGCTCGCCGTTCCAGCGACGTGTCTAAATCTCGGCACATGGACAATTAATCCTGTCGCAGCAAACCCTTTGGCTATCGCGTTTGATAACAGAGGGAAGTGCTATTGGCGTGGGGTAATTGGAATCTCTTCAGGGACCATACCTCGAAATGTCTCTCACGCCGTCTTCAAACCACTCCCTGTCGGATTGACTCCGAGACAGCAAGGCGTTTACATGTGCGGCCATGAAACAATTGCCGTTGGTACAGCAGGAACAAGTTTGAATTCTTGGCAGGGAGCGCGAATCTTCATTCCTGAAAACGGAACTTCAAATCCGTCGATTCGGTGTTACGGCGGGACTGCGGAATTTAACAGAGTTTACGTGACCGGAGTCAATTACGCAGTTGGAACAGCGAAATATACGGCAGTGTGAGAAAGGTTTGAACTCACCATTTGGTGCGGGGCGAAAGGCGTAGGCTGGAACTGCCGGGCAGGCTTACGTACCGACGCAGGAGGGGAGTGGGCCTGCCCGATAGGGCCTGCATAGCCTGAAGCGAGGGACCCGCACCAAATGATAGTGAGTTTAAAACTTTCGAGCTAATCAAGAGGAGGAAATGCCCCCACGCCGTAAAGCTCAGCCAATTAGTCTCCGTGACGTTTTCACAGATTTGAGTGAGAATCTTGCCAGGGTCGCAACTTTCCCTGACATCAATTCCTACACCCCGCACGCTAAACAGAAAAAGTTTCATTCTTCGCCCGCTCGAACAAGACTATACATTGGGGGTAACCGTTCAGGAAAAACAACTGGCGGAATTGTTGAAGATATTTGGTGGCTCACAAGAAAGCATCCTTACAGGAAAATTCCAGATCATCCGATCGCAGGACGAATTGTATCTGTCGATTTCATCAATGGAATCACCAAAATCATCATCCCCCAGTTGAAGCAATGGATTCCACCCAGTCAATTGCGTGGCGGGAGCTGGTCATCGGCGTATGATTCACAGGACCGAATTCTCAACTTCGAGAACGGTTCGTTCGTCGAATTGATGAGCTACGACCAGGATTTGGAGAAGTTCGCCGGAACGAGTCGAGATTTCATTCACTTTGATGAAGAGCCGCCATCGGACATTTACACCGAATGTAAGGCACGTCTAATCGACCGAAAGGGCTCGTCTTGGCTGACAATGACGCCAGTTGAAGGCATGACCTGGATTTTTGACACGCTTTACCAGCCTGGAATTGCAGGCGACCCCAAGATCGACGTCATTGAAGTTGATATGGCTGAAAATCCTCATTTGGCTCAGGAGGAAATTGACGACTTCCTGGGTGGCTTGGATGAGGATGAAAGGAAAGCGCGAGGCGAAGGCAAGTTCGTCCAAATGGGAGGCCTTGTCTATAAAGCATTTAGACCGGAGATTCATGTCATCGATCCGATTGACCCGTCGGAGCTTATTGGCAGCAACTACAAGCATTACATGTCTTTGGACCATGGTTTCAATAACCCCACATCGGTACATTGGCACGCTGTCGACCCGGATAATCAAGTCATAACTTTCGATGAGCATTATGAGGCTGGTCGAATCGTTGACTATCATGCGCAAGTTATTAAAGAGCGAAATAAGGCACACGGACGAATTCCCGACGTCAACATTTGTGACCCAGCGCTTCAACAAAAGCAGGGTGTGACAGGAACTTCAATTCGCACTGAGTACGCCATTCGTGGAATTGGTTTTGTTCTTGGTAACAATGACGTCAAAACGGGTGTAGCGAAAGTAAATCAGTACTTGGCTTTGCGGGAAGACGGTACGCCTTCCTGGCATATTACGCGTAATTGCAGTAACCTGATCCGTGAAATAAGTCGACTTCGCTGGAAGACGTGGGCGTCAAAGAAGCAGCAAAGCCAAAACAATCCGCATGACGAGATTCACAAAAAAGACGACCACGCCTGCGACGAATGTCGCTATTTCTTCAGTTTCATGCCGGAGCTAGCGCCAATTATAACTAAGTCAATCCCTGAGTCACTTCCAGAAGTTGGGGGGCGGTCGGCTAAGAATCCGGGTTTGGGTCCCTGGAACACTGATCCTAATTTGCATCCTGGAGTTCTCGGCCAACGGAAAACTGACTGGAAAGTTGTTCTAAACGATGATTTGTAAGCATTGTGCAGACCATGCAGACCGAAATGTGACTGATCCAATTGGTCACCCGCTTTGTAATGGCTGTGATTGCCAGCACCACCCCGTAGGAACTCGTCAAATCAAGAAGGAGTCAAATGACTGACCTTGATCCCGCAATTTGGGACAACCCCACTCTTGGTGCTGCTGCAAATAATGAGCGTCTCGACGCAATTGAAAAGCAGCAGCTTGAAAATCGAAACGCAAAACTTGAGGATCGTGAACCCCGAGAAGTTGTAGTTGAAAACACGTACCCGGACTGGAAGCCGGAGCTTAATCCTCGTACGGGCACTGTTGCCTCCAATTATCAGGTGGTTCATTTTGCCGACGAACAGCAGAGTGATATCCCGGTCGGTTCGGAATCAATTGAAAATACAGCAGGTGGCCTCAATGAGGGCTCAAGTGAGGCTTCTGGAACTGTGGATGATGAATCCTCGACGGATGAATTCAATTCGAATGAGGCGAGTTCGGAAGCATTGGAAACCGAAGCCTCATCGCCTTTCATTGGTTCTTCTGAGGAAAGTGACGGATCGACCGAATGGAAGTAACTAACATCGATCCAGTCGATGTCGAAAAAGTGGCTGAGGAAAACCCTCAGTCACGTTTTCGTATTCTCGACACTCCAATTCTTACTCCTGGAACTTGTGCGCTTTGCATGAGTCCCGGTGGTGATGGTCGTCAATTTGTGGACTTTGGAAAGCAACTTGACTGGTATGGGGCTGTTTACTTCTGCACGTTTTGCGTCGCGGAAGCAGCGAAGCTAATTGGGATGATGCCCAAGAAGGATTTGGAGGATTTGAGCGGACAGTATCTTCATCTCAGAGATGCGTACTCTTTTCTTCAGGTCACTTCCAAAGAGGAAATTAATGCAGCCCGCCTACTTCTCCGCAACTGTAATTGCAGTGGTCCTGATGCAGACGGCAGCCCTACTGATTCTATTTCAGTGGATGTCGAACCTGATGAACAAGGTTTTGACAGCACTTCAGACATCAACGAATCTAGCAGCGTCGAAGGAATTGACGACGTTCCAGCGTCTTCAAATGACGACGAGCCAGTCTCAAAGTCAAAGCGAACACGTCGAACAAGTTCATCCACTGAATGACGCTGTCATGGCCGGTCTTTTGGCTGATCAGTTTGAAAAGCAGGGAATTGACCCTTCACTCGCGTACGCACAAGACGATGACACGTCTTTTGCTGAGGAGTTTGGATTGAAGTAAATGGCGACCTCTTCAATTGTTCCCGGTTCGGAACCTACGGCTTGGAATACTGAGCAGATTTCGGAACTTGCTTCGAGATCTAAAAACAAGGATTTCGAGAACCGGGTTATTAGCTGGACTAAATCGGCCCACTTGCGATGTCGAACCGTGCGTCAGCAATTGGAGCGCCAATGGTATATTAATTTGGCTTTTTATGCCGGGAAGCAAAATGTTCAGGTACTTCCTGTCTCGAACAATAGCGGTTCTAGTGCTGGCGTTCGCCTTTACATTCCTCCCGCTCCTTACTATAGATCCCGTCCATGCATTAATCGCATCAAGCCTATTATTCGCACTGAAATTGCAAGACTGACGTCTCAGAAGCCCAGTGCGACAATTGTTCCAGCAACGGGTGAAGATTCCGATCTGTCGGCAGCGAAAGCTGGTGAACAGATTTGGGATTCAGTCTATCGCGAAAAGAAAATCGGCTCCGTTTTCAAGCAAACCATGTTCTGGTCTCTTTGTGCGGGAACTGGTTTTATGAAAACGTACTGGGACCCAAAGAAGAAAAGTTCTCAGTGGAAGCCACTTCCTCCTCATGGTCCGAATACGGAGCCTGATGGGGATTTCTGCTATGAAATGGTAACTCCGTTTCACATTTTCATTCCAGATATGCTGACTGAGGAAATTGAAAACCAGCCGTACATCATTCAGATTCAAACCCGCACCCCAGAATGGGTGAAGCTAAACTACGGAATGGCTGTCGCTCCAAATGTCATGGAAGCAACTGACATTTTGAATGATAGCTTCCTGAACTTGGTTGGCGCAGGCGACGTCAAAGAAGATTCAGTCCTCATTTATGAAGTCTGGGTCAAGCCTGGCCATGTTGAATTTATGCCTAATGGTGGCATGTTTACGATTGTCGGTGACAAGCTCATGCAGTTTGTTGAAGGCAATCCCTATATGCACAATCAGTACCCGTATGTGAAATTCCCCCACATTATGACCGGTCGTTTCTATGGCGACTCGGTTATTACTGACTTGGTCCCAGTTCAGCGTGAGTACAACCGAACTCGGGGCCAAATCAATGAAGCCAAGAACAAAATGGGCCACCCTCAATTGATGGCGGCGAAGGGTTCAATTGTAGCGTCTCGAATCACAACTGAGCCTGGTCAGGTTATTGAATACAACCTTGGCTACGATCCACCGACGCCACTCCCTCTTCAGAATCTTCCTAATTATATTCTGGAAGAACTGAATCGCCTGTTGATGGATTTTGAGGATATCTCGGGTCAACATCAGGTTTCAAAAGGTCAAGTCCCTTCTGGAGTCACCGCTGCAACTGCAATTAACTACTTGCAGGAGCAGGATGAAACCATGCTGTCCACCACGTACAGCTCAATCGAAGAGGGTTTTGAGAAGATTGGTTTTCAGACCCTCAACTACGTGAAGCAATATTGGGATTTCCCTCGACAAGTGAAAATCGTTGGGCGAAATCAGACCTTTGATGTTCACTCTTTTAGAGGCTCTGACCTTCGGGACAACACGGATATTCGAATTGAAGCCGGTTCCGCTCTGCCGACGTCAAAGAGTGCGAAGCAGGCTCTTTTGATGGACCTCATGACCCAAGGTTTCATTCCTCCTGAAAAGGGTTTGGAACTTATGGACGTCGGAGGCGTTCAGCGACTTTACGAAGAGACGAAAATCGATTTCGCTCAGGCTACGCGTGAAAATATGCGAATGTCCGCAGTTACTCAGGAAGAGATTTCTGAGTATTCAATGACATTTGTTGCGCGAGACCCAATGACTGGTCTTCCGAACCCAGAAATGGGGATGGTTGATCCAAATACGGGTCAGCCTCTCACGGACCAAATGGGCAATCCAACTGAACCTCCGCTTATCGTGCCCGTCAATTCATACGATGCCCATGAAGCCCACATTTCCATTCACAACACTTATCGCAAGTCTCAAGAGTTTGAATCGCTCCCCCAGGAAACCAAGGATCTATTTGAGCAGCATGTGAATCAGCACATGATGGCTCTTGGTTTGATTCCTGGGCAGCCCGCTCCTCAGCAAGGCCAGAATGCGGTAACATCAGGTGGAATGGAAAGCGGTCAAGCTCCAGAGCAAATGCTTCAGCAGATTGTTTCTGGTGGCCAAACTGACGCCCCAGAAGAAATGACAGAGGAGGCGCCAAATGGCGGATCTTCAGACCAGCCCCCCCAATTGTAAGTTTGTTAATTCGCTTCGTGCGGTTTCTGGAATGCTCGGAACTTCGAGCGGCCTGAACACTGTTGCGAATTACGGTTCAATTGCAGCCCTTCGAGGTGCGTTGAACGCAGCAAATGCGGGTTATTATACGACCGCCAAGCTTGACCAAATGACGGTCAATGACATGGTGTTTGCTCTCCGATCGATTCAGGACCGTACAACCATCATGGATCAAATGCCGGTTTCAACGGCATGAATCTTCTCAAAGAAGTCTACGAGAAATCGAGGAAGAAAATGGCTGTACAGCCGGAAGCCCCAAAGGGAAAGCTTCCGCCCTTCATGAAGGGTGCAACAAAGTCAAATGACGTCGACCCAAAGAAGAGTGCTCGACGAAATGCAATTCAGGCTCGTCTCGCTTCAATGAGCAAGAAGGGCAAGTAAAATGCATCAGTCGCATGAAAAGGTGACGAACGACTTCAGTCATCATCCCCCCACTGACATGACGGCTGAAATTCATAATGCTACAAGAGCCAACTTTGCCAATTTGGCTCATTGGGTAATCGACAATGTCCCAAAGAGTGACGCCCGAGAACAATGCATTCATCGACTTCGTGAAGCTATGATGTGGGCAAATGGCGCGATCGCTTGCGATTCCGGCAATGACGCGGTTGTGGGACTAGAGCAGCCGAAGTAACTTGTGAACGGGTCTAGGGCCCCCTAGGGGTACGGGCCAGAAAAGGGGAAACATGGGAACGCCAATTGAAGGCGGAGAAGTACAGGGCACCGAAGATGCTCCAGGGCTGAATCCGGCTTGGGATAGCGTTCTGAGTCAGCTTCCAGAAGAGTTTCACCCTTTGGTGACTCCAGAATTTCAGAAGTGGGATCAGGCGGCTCAGAAGCGAATTGAGGACGTTAATTCGCAGCTCGCTCAATTTGAGCCGTATAAGCCGTTCATTGAGAGTGGCATCCAGTCTGAACATTTGGAGCAGGGGCTTCAATTTCTGCATCAGCTGAATACGAATCCTCAGGCTGTTTACGAAGCACTCAAAGAGGCGTACGGCTACGATAGTTCAGTCGACGCCGAAGAGGAAGATGACAGCGAGCCTGAAGTCTTCCAAGACCCGCGTTTTGACCAATTGCAGCAGGGTGTGGAATTGGTCGCTCAAACAATTCTACAACAGCAGCAAGAGAAGCTGAACGAACAAGCTTCTCGGGAGCTGGACAGGGAATTGACAGAACTCCGTGAAAAGCATGGAGATTTTGATGAGCGATACGTTCTTTCACTTGCTGCGGTAAACGAGGGCCTGACTCTAGAGCAGGCTGTTCAAAGTTACCAGCAAATGGCTCAAAACATTCTCCAGACAAATCCCCGCCCATTTGCCCCCACGGTGATGGGAAATTCATCTGGAGGAACGGGTCTCCCTTCTCAGGCAATTGACCCTAGGAAGTTGGACGGCAAGGAAACTCGCTCACTTGTTGAGCAAATACTTAGAGCCGCCAACACTGAAACTTAAAATGGAGGCCCATGGGGGCAACCCTTACGACAGCTTCAAATATCCTGAAGGAAATTTACGAGCCTAAGATTCAAGACCAGATGCAGAATGAGCTTACAACTTCAAAGCGTCTGGAGCAGACTTCTGAAGGTGTCACTTCTGAAGTTGGCGGAAAGTACGTTGTCTTTCCAATTCACGTGAAGCGTAACCATGGAATTGGCGCCCGACTCGAAATGGAACAGCTTCCGACTGCCCAGAATCAGGGTTACGCGTCGGCTCGCGTTTCGCTTGCGTACCTTTATGGTTCGCTGAGGCTTTCTGGCCAGACAATGGAACTGGCAAAGTCGAATTACCAGGCTTTCGCTTCCGTTCTGGACCAGGAAGTAAATGGCGTTCGCGATGACCTCGCGAAGGACATGAACCGACAGGTTTTTGGAACTTCTGTCGGCGTCCTGATGACCACCAGTGCGGCCTATGCGGCAAATACTCTGACTTCCACAAATACGCAGTACATGGAAGTTGGAATGGTCGTTGACATTTATGATTCTACCGGCGTCACTCAGAGGGCAACCGGTCGAACCGTTACGGCTGTCACGTCAACGACAATCGTTGTTGACGGTGCGGCAATTGCAACGGGTGCTTCTGGCGACATCGTTGTTCGTCTCGGAAACCTGAATCGAGAGACAATTGGTCTTTCGCAGATCGTTTCTGACACTGGAACGCTTTACAACATTGACCCCACTGTTGAAACTAAGTGGAAGTCGACCGTAAATCAGAACGGCGGCACGAACCGCGCCCTCTCTGAGGGTCTGATGATTAAGATGATTGACGACATTCGAACCCAGGGTGGAAGCACAACTGTAATTTCCACCACTCTCGGCGTTCGGCGGTCGTATTTCAATCTCCTGGTTCAGCAGAGGCAGTATAGTAACACGACTGAATTCGAAGGCGGATTCAAGGGTCTGAAGTTCACTACGGATCGCGGTGATGTCCCGCTCATTTCGGATATCGACTGCCAGCCGAACCGAATGTATTTCCTGAACGAGAAGACTCTGAAGTTCTATCGTGAAGGCGATTGGGCTTTCATGGATCGCGATGGTTCGAAGTGGCAGCGCGTAATTGGCTTTGATGCCTATGATGCGACGCTTTTCAGCTATCGTCAGCTTGGTTGCCATCGTCGCAACTCTCAGGGCATTGTGCGAGACATCACGGAGAGCTAAACTGACTTCACGTCGGTTGATGGGGCGGCTTGGGTTTAAATCCCCGGGCCGCCCTTTATTTTATTTGGAGGAAGATGGCGACAGTAAATGACAAGCTCACTGGAGCTTTGGTCACGGTTGATGCAAATTCCGGTAAATATGCTATGCAGATTTCTGGAGCTACTTCCGGAGATCAGGGCGTTCCGATTGAAACTTCGCTTCCCGTTTCAGCTCGGCAGACTTCAATTGTTGCTAGTGGCGAACAGGCCGCCCCGGGAGCCGGAGTGGATATTGCCGCCACTACAGCATTGGATTCGGGTACATGGGAAATTGAAATTACTGCAATGATTGGAGGTACTACCGTAGCAGCGCTAGAGGCTTTTAATATGGAGGTTCTCTTCAACGGATCTTCAAAAGGACGTCTAATTAACCCAGTTCCTGGCACTACAGGTGCAACTGGTCCAGGTTATTTCAAAGCCCGTTACGATGGTGCTGGAATTATTTTGATACAGGCCGCTGAAGCGGCTACGGCTTCTTCTTATTATGCAGCAACAATTGTCGCCACAAGGATTAATTAATGTCTTCAATTCCATTGACCGACGACGGTCACATCTATTTCCCGACCAATGATGGTAACTGGATTTCAGAGAAGCAGCGCAGGATAAATGAAATCCTAACGGACTACGATTCTAAATTGCAGCTTCAGTGGATCCCTCCAGGTCACCGTAATGAAAAAGACGAACCATTCCGAGTTGTATGCTTTCCACCCAACGGCCATCCGTATTTGGTATGTACCGCAATGGAGGCAGACGAGAGGCTTTTGGCTACAGTCTTCGAATCTGATCAGAGGAAACGTGGAAGCAATCTTCTGACGTGGCTTGATAATTACAATTCCGCCAGGGAGCTCTATGCCGCAAAAGTAAATGATGAGAATCTCCAAGAGGCTCACGAGATGGCTAAATCGGTGATTCGAAACAACAGGTCGTCATACAAAATCCGAAATAGTCGAGGGGAGTTGATTGACCTTGAACGTCCAGGACGTAGCGGATCGAGTAAAACGCACATTTGGCGATGAAGCCGGAGTTCAAATCACCGATGCTGACATCATACGTTGGGTAAATGACGCTCAACTTCAAATTTCAGTAGACAACGAGGATCTTCTTGAGACGGTTGGAACAGCTTCAATTGTTTCAGGTCAAGCAGATTACACTGCTCCGTCAAATCTGAACACTCTTCGCTCTTTGATGTACAACAATTATCGAATCAAGGGTCTTTCGTTTTCGGAATTTAACGAATATCTCGACGGGTTTAAAGCTCCGGCTGGTCAAAACGTTTACGGAAACGGGCGACCTGAAGTTTTCATGGTGTACGGCGGAACTATCACGCTGTTCCCGACGCCAAACGAGAGCATCACAGACGGACTGCGCATCTACTACAGCCGTCATCCAGCCTCTGTAGGAACCCTTGCAGACGCTCTGACGGTCCCAGACCGCTACCATCCGGCTGTCGTCGAGTATTGCCTCAAAAGGGCGTATGAGCTTGATGAAAACGTGGAGATGACAGCTTTCAAAAAGGGTGAATTTGATTCACAGGTTCAAAAACTGAAGAGTCAAGAAAAAGTCACTTCAACTGAGTATTACCCTCGAATCACAACTTTGCCGGAAGATGATACCTATTGGGAAGGTATTTGGTAATGCCTAAGTTTAAGGCTAAGGCTTCAGAAATTGAAGCTGAAAAGATTGGCGATCTTATTGAGATCGCAATGTCAAATTGGGCATCTATACCTGAATGGGTTAAGGCTCAATACGATGTAGGTAATATTCTATTTGGTTCAACTCATTTGGTCGTAACGACTGCGATTGGAAGCCAAGCAGGAAATGGGAATGAGTGGCTAGTATTTAAAAATGGATCGCTTCAGGTCTTGCAAAATAAGGATCTTGATGCAGATTATGAGGCGATTTGATGGCCAGGACCGCGATTCAAGAGCTTAAAATCGGTCCATACGCTGGCGGGATTAACCGTTACTCTGATGTCTCGGCAATCGCTGACGATGAAATGACGGATTGCGTCAATTTCGACATTGACCTCGACGGTTCTTTGAAAAGTCGTCCACCATGGAGACTGCTTTACGGAACTTCTGCCACCATTGCTACTGGGGCCATACCTCCGAATTCCCACCAGCTTGTTTTGGGATCGTTCGTTTACGAGGGAGTCCAATTCGTCATTTTTAATTCGTGTCACACGAATGCCTACGCCGCCTACATTTATTTCATCGGTGGGCCGAACAATGGCACTACTGCAAAAATCGCCGACGGAACATACTCAAATGCAATCCGCTACGACAATGACATTTACCTCACTCCGGGCCCTGAAGGAGGAAGTGCGTCACTTGGAACGGGGCAGAAATACGCCCTTGCGACTGGTGTCGTCACTGCAATTGCGAACATGCCGCGAGGGTATTCGGCCGTAGTTTACAAGGATCGACTTTGGATCTCTGGTCGACGAAATATCACAAACAATTCCCGGCTTTTCTTTTCTGACCTTGCAAATTTCTCCAGTTGGCCCGGCGCCAATTTCTTTGACATCAACGTTGGAGATGGCGATGCTGTCCAAGATTTGATTGTCTACCAAGACAATTTGATTATTTTCAAGGACAACGCAACTTACGTTTTGTCCTACGATCAAGGCCCCGCTCAAGCGGTTTTGCAGGAAGTAAATGGCACAATTGGAGTCATGGGTCCTCGATGTGTTGTGGCGTATGAAAATTCAATCTTCATGCTGCAATACAACGAGGTCTACGAAATGACGAACTATGATTTCACTCGCGTCAGCGTGAAAGTTCCATTTGATTATGACCACACAACCCCCTTCGAAGGGCAAACTTCAACCATCGACGAATGGTGGAAATACGCTCAGAGCCTTTCACTCGTTGGTGACCGGTTGTATGCCCGATTCTTCAACCGTCTATACATTTACCACCTACGACTTCGAGCCTGGACGCGCTACGAAAGTAATGATGAGGCCATTCATTACATCGGACCGGTTGTCAGGCTCGACAACACAAATACGGACCTCAATCGGGGATTTGAATCTTACGTCGCTGCGAGCGCTCTCGGAAAAGTCACTGACGCGGCTGGCTTTGGTACGTCAGGTGCCTGGAAAGGCTATTTGAAGCTTTTCATTATGGAGGACCGCTACGAGGACACGTACACTGAAAACGGCCAGATTGCCCCAGCGCCCCAAGACGTCAATCTCACGATGATTACAAAGGCCTACGATGTTGGTTTGAGTCATCGCTTCAAGCGTTTGATGCATTGGGGAATTGACTGCATTACGGGACGTGATGTAACGGGAACGATTTACCCGTTTTCAATCGTCTACCGAGTGACATGGAATCAACTTCATACATATCAATGGAGTGATTTGAACACATGGCTGTATCCACTGTTTGAGATTCCCAGCATTACTCAATCTCAACCCCAAGGCGCTGGTTTGGCGCGTCGCTTTATTAGATTTCCGAAGAGCCTTCGCTTCAGGCTAATTCAATTCCAGGTTGAAATGGTCACAGCTGGCAATACAACCGATGGTCCTGCTAGACTTTATTCCATTACAGCTTTCATTGGAGCAAAGCAATTGGTTCCACAGGCGGTGAATTAATGGATCAATTCGGGAATAGGAAACTTCCAAACAAGCCACCTGGCTTTCAGGGCTTCAATCCCTACGCCGCAGGCGTAAAGCATTACGGCGCTGGCCGTTCAATGCCGAACATTGGCCCAGTTCGTGGAATGCAGGGCTACAACGAACGGGACAATAAAGCTAAGGCTCGAAAATCAGCGATTCTCCGACGCCTAAAAGGTGGTAATTCGCCAATCAAGTCAATGTCTGCGGATTGGAGGGGATATTAAATGCCGATTGGACCGGGTATTCCGACGCCAGCCCCAGTTGTAAAACCGAAGCCGAAACCAAAACCGCCAGCTAACAAGATTGAAGTAAATAAAGCTCAAAAGGCTGCTGGAGCCGCAAGCAAAGCTGCAAAGTCCGCTAAACCAAAGAAAAAGAAGAAGCCGTCGGCAACTCAAAAATATCTGGCTGGTGACACAACTTATCAGCAGCAGCTAGCTGATTTTAATAGATCGAAGGCTGATTTTGAAAGTAATTACAAACGACAGACCGGCATTGTCAATCGAGATTACGCGGAAAGCCAGAGAACGCTCAATCGCCAAGGCGCGCAAGACAGGATTGACCAGCAGAACGATTTTGCAGGCAGGGGAATCCTTCGAAGCGGTGTTTTCGCAAAGGCTCTAGGGGATTACAATACCGAATTCAACACTCGAATGAAGGCCTTGACGACCGGAAGAACGGATCAGATTGGCGATTTGGGTTCTCAGCGAACTAGCTTCCTTCGCCAGTTGGCAATGGAAATGAACAATGCAAAGCAAGACGCAATTCGTCGGCGCGCAGCTAAATTGGGGATTTAATGGCAGATGGGCCTAGCGAACTTCGTTCGCGAGACACGCTCGAAGGAAAGAAGAAAAAGAAGAGGAAGAGTTCAAAGAACAACGCTAGCTGGCTCTTGAAGTCAATGCAAAGTGCATATGACTCACTCTTTGACACCCAAGGGCAAGCCGGAAGCCTTGCTGAAACAATCGAAAAGCAGGCGGCTGCACAAAAGCGGGCTGCGGCAAAAAAGGCTATGGAAAGCGGACTGACGGCAAATCCGTATCAGTCTCTTCAGGATCAGCTTTTCAATTCGATCAACAGCATTCAGCCGCAATTGACGCCGCTTGAGACTTTGCAGAAGATGGCTCAGCCTCAGGTAGACTCTCAATTCGATCCACAAATTACTGCGCTTGGCGATGAAATGACAGCCAAGAATAAGCGCGGCAAAGCGTCGATGAAAAGCGCCCGTGAAATGTACGGTGGCATGGCTCAAGATTTCTTGGCCCAGCTTCCTGAAATGACTCAACAATTTGCAGCCGATGACGCAGCGACGAACGCTCGTTACGATCAGGCTCAGAGTCAGATGCAGGGTGAGTATAAAAAGCAGGCTGCTGAACAGGACGCGATTTTGAAGCGTCTGGGAGTTCAGGCGGCTGCACCTGAAGCTTCACAACAGGCGAAAGATGATCAGGCTTATTTCCAGAATCAAATGGAAATGGACCAGCAGGCTGCTAGAACCGCCCAAGATGAAATGCAGTCAGGGGATTTGGCTTATCAGAGAAGTTTGGGCAATAATGCCCGAATGGCCGGAGAAAACACGGCTCAGGATATTGGCGCCATGCTTGAGGATTACCTCACTCAGGCTGGAGGCCAATTGAGAGGGCTTCGAGCCCAAAAGGATACAGCGCTTTCTGCTCTTATTGCTCAAATGCAGGCGCAGGATCAGCAGAACGCGCAACAAATGCGTCAGCAGGAAATTGACAACATGATGAAAATGTTCAATTTCCAGCTAGACGCCCAAAAGGCGATGAGCAGGTCGGGCACTGACGCAAATGCCAGCGCCCCATTCAATCAAGCGACGACCGGACTTTCCGGTGCGTCTAATTTCTTGGCGCAGCAATATCCAGATCAGCCGATCCTTGCCTCAAACATTATGGAGCAAATTAATGATGTCCTTGCAAACAAAGACGTCACCCGAGGGAAGTTCGTCATTGATCCTGGGAATGAATCACTCGGACGCGCACCAAAATACAGTGATGTCGGCCAGGAATATATGATTGACCTTCTGCGGCAAGAATTTGCCAAGGAAGGTGACCGGTACAGCACAGGAGATATTAACTCGGCAATCGATGCACTTCTAGCTTACATGGGGAAGCTGAGGTGAGAGTGAAGGGTGAAATACCGTCCGCTTGATTTGAGCATGATCTCGGCTCAAAACTCACTTGAAGGCAATTCCATCCGCAATACCGCTGCCATGATTATGGCGAACGCTGGATGGTCAAAGCAGTCTCAGGCGACACTAAAGGAAATCGCCAGATACAATAAATCACAGGAAGCTGTTCGAAGTCAGACATTTTTGAGTAGCTTTTTCGACGCTTTGTCGACTCCGCTTTACGGCGTTGCGAATGCTCTCGATGAATCAATCGCAGGTCACGACAGTGATCGAAATGATTCTGTAATTGAGGACATAGGTAAAACCGTCGGTGGGATTTTTACTGGAGGAATAAAGGGAGTCGGAGCCGGACTTCGGGGCGCTACAGGAATGCTCGACGTTCTTCCTGGCGTAGACATCAATGACGAGTGGCAAAGCGACCCGACGGACAAAACCCGATTCAGCGATGTCAACATTCGCCTTGCTACCGGAATGTCGTCTAAGGATGCGCAAAATCCGGAGAATTGGGATCGAGCTCTCACTGAAGCGCGTAAAGAAAAGGCTGAGCTTCCAGGCGCTCTCGGCGACTTTTTCTATGGCGATTTGAATCAGGGTTCAAATGATGCCAATATGCAAACACTTTTGAAGCGCTTGGGTATTATTGGAATTGCTGAAGATATTGGCGGCGACCCGCTAAACTTTGTTTCGTTTGGAGGCAAGGGGGCAGCAAACGCAACCAAGGGAATCATTGAGGGACTTGACGCTGCCCGTTCTAGCGAGTCCACAGCCAAATCAATCACCGACGCCCTGAAGTTCAAAAACAAGCTGGAGTTTGAACCTAAGGCTAAAATTGATCCTGGCTATGCTCCGCCAGTTGGGGCGCTCGATGAAATCGCACCAGGAACGTCGGTTAATATTCCATCGACTCCAAATTTGCTTCCGCCCCACCCAACAAGAAGCAACATTAAAACTCTTTCAAATATCGGCCGACGCGAAACCCCAGCTCAAGGCGTTGAACTCGCCTACAAAGACCAGCGCGAATTGGTCAAGAAGATTTCTACTGCGGCTGGACGAGGAGAAAAGAATTGGCTTTATCTCGCAGCTGACCTTTTGAGGGCTCATCCTCAAATCCAGTGGACGCGAACTGAAAAGTTCCTTCAAACCGCAGACAGAGCCATTAAAGCAAAAGGTTTGCGTCACGACCCTGCACGAATGGCTCCAGTTCTCGCAAAGCACATTACCGACGACGTGGCTGCTGCACGGACAACCGGCCAAATTGAACGTCGACTGATGAATCAGAAGACCGATATTTCAATTGCCCGTGACGCGCCTAAGATGAAGCGCTCCGAAGCCGCTTTGGCTAACAAGGTGGTGCACAAGTTTGAGCGCGAAATCCTTGGTGGTGCGCGTGCCCCTGGAACTGGCGAAGGTCTAGCTAAGGCAATTGCTGAAGGTCGAAACGTTCGTTATTCCGGGCCACAGCAAGCTCGAATGTGGAACCAAATCACATCGAGTCTCAAATACAGCGACGCCCGAAAGTTCGATAAAGCAGTAAGAATTCTGCGGACGGTTGAAGAGTACTTCATCACGAAGGGAATGATTCCACATTCCGCAGCAAAAACCGCAGAATCAGTCCCGCTCCGACTTTCTCAAGTGGCCGAAGCAATTGGTCCACAGTTTTTGGGAAAGTCGCATGCTTTCATTACTGGCATCCTTCGTGGAGACCCTAAAGCTCTAGCTCAGCTTGACGAAACTCAAATTGCAGCTCTTCAGGCTTTGCGCGCCGAGGAGGCAATTGCTGCTGCACCCGCTGTTCAGAAAGGTTTGGATGCAGCAGACAACATCGCCAAGAATTTTGTTCAAGCACCCATTAGTGTCGCCCGGAAGAATTCTCTCATTCCTGGTGAAATCAAGGACTTGAGGCGATTTGTTGCCGCAAATGGCGGAGGTGACGTTGGGGCCCACGTTGCTGGTCAATACCTCGGCAACATTTTGGGTAAGGGTGACGCGGTAAATGCGGCTCTAAACTCAAATCGCCTGAAAACCGAGGCTTGGCTTTCAAAGGTTGGTCGACCTGGGGTGCGGCATTTCCTTGTCAATGAGCCCGATTTCGTTAAGGCTGTTACAAATTCAATTGCCAAAGCTGCCGATCTCCCGAATCCAGCCCAGCTAGGCAAATTGATTGGCCCGGCTGCACGGGTGAAGGATTGGCTCGGCGCGCGTTTTAACGCTGCGTATGGCGTTCGAGATATGCGACAGATTTACTTGACGGAGCAAGGTTCGGCCATGGCTACAATTGGTCGCCGAGCTAATTTGATGAACAATTTGGGTCGACGTTTCGACCCTAACGACACCGACCTTTGGCATGAAGCATTCCGCACTGCCCAGAAGAATGGAATTGCTGATGGAAGAGTTGCGGAGCTGCAATCAGAAATTGCAAAGACCATGGAGAACCTTTTTGGGGGCTCTGGTCTGCGGGATGGTGCAATTGCTGACGCTACCGTTGTGGGGCGTAGTCGCCTACTACTGGACGAACTGAATGCCAATTTGCGTCGGTTTGGTTTGGGGCAGTATCAATTCACAGCCAAGAAGAATTTTCAGGCAGCCGACGGCACAATCCATGATTTCTCAAATGGTCTGGACTGGATGAAATCATGGGAAGCCTGGAATGTCACCAAGCCTTATGAATTTCTTCACCGCGTTCAAAACGCCGTTGAGCACACTGTTCGAGAAAAGAACATGTTCGATGAAATCATCACGCGATTTGGGAGTCCCGCGAAGTTTGGGAACGTTAAGTATGGCGTCAGTCATCCTCGACTTGCTGGATATTTTTTCACCGAAGAGGCGGCACGCCAGGCACGTGTGTTTGTACGGATGCTGGAAGAAGTCTCAACCCCCAACAGTAAGGCCCTACAGCATTTCGATCACGTGCTCTCAAAGCTCAAGGCCTCAATGACAATTTATATTCCTGGCCACCACTGGACTAACTTGATTGGTGACACCTACTACAATTGGATAGCAGGGGTCAACAAACCAGTTAGGTACGAGCAAGCTATGAAAACCATGCTTGCACAGAAAGGTCGGTACGGTGAATTTGCCCAGATTGGCAAGCCGAACGCGAATTCATTTGAAGCGCTGACTGGGCCAAAGGCTTTGGAGCAGGCAATCGCTCGCAGCATGGTAATTCCCGACGCTGGTCTCGCAATTCCAGCCAAGGGAAATCAAGTCATTGTGACGATGCAAAATGGCACCAAAGTCACGGCTGACATGATCTACACTGCTGCATTGAAGGAAGGAATTCTCCCTAGTGCACGTGTATTGGAAGACGTCACCTCCGACGTCTCCACGGTACTTGATAAATTCAAGCCGTTGGGCGGGAAAGGTCAAAGGGCGGCTCACCAAATCTCGGAAATTCGAGATCACATCCCTCGACTTGCTCAGTACATCGATGGAATCGCGAAATCTAAAGGATCGTTCACTGCGGCCTCTGCTTCTTCTGCTCGCAGTGTCCGTAAATGGCATCCCGATGGACTCGATCTCACCAAATTCGAACGAAACTTCATGAAGCGAGTTTTCCCGTTTTACAGCTGGACTCGAAAAGCAATCCCGCTTGCTATCGAGTCGGCAATTTTCGCTAGTCCAAAAGTCATGGCTTACCCTCGCTTGATGGAATTCATCGCCCTCTCGAATGGAGTTGAGCCAAATGGACCGTCGGACGCGTTTCCGAATGATCAGCTATTTCCTGATTGGCTTCGTGCTCGTGGAATTGGTCCAGTCATAGGGGGTGCTGGAGATTACACCGTAGTCAATCCGTCTACACCGGTTCTCGATATCATGACCATGCTGGGGCAGCCCGGAACTTCTGGAATTGATTTCATGAACCCAATAATGAAGGTGCCAATTGAAACCATGCAAGGTCAGACCCTTGGCCGAAATGTTCCAATCGACAACTACTCGGACTATTTCGCCAAGCAAATTCCAGTCGTGTCTCATGCCGGTCGAGCTTCGGGGCAGTTTGGCGTTTCGGACTCAACTAAAGCTGAAGGTTTCCCGAACTGGACAAATGTTTTGAACATGCTCACTGGAGCAAAAATGGTCGACACTGGAAAATATCAGAAGAGCGGCCAATTTGACGTGAGAGAATATCTCCGGAAAGCCGCGGAACAACAAGGGAGGTAAATGAGCACACCCTTTGAAGCTCTTCAAGCCAAACTGGAGATTAAGCCAGGTGGGCGTAAGGGGACCGGTTTCAATTACACCCCTTACGTCATGGGTGACTCAACTCCCGGCCAGCAGCTTTTTGAGAAGATTGGTCAAAGAAAAGACAGCGGCCAAAACATTTACTCAACCCAAAAAGCCAAAACGACCGGTCGACTGGCCCAGGATTTGGTTGACAAGTCGGCTGGCCTGAAGTTCGATGAATTTGGTAAGCCGGAGCTGAATTTGACCAACTTCAGCGACATTCTAAAAAATCGAACTGACGCAATTGGACAACGAGGTAAGCTGGCGCTTCAAACCGAAGAAGCCAAACAAGCTTGGAACCAAGCCAACAATTTGAATCAGCTTGGCTCCTACGGTTTCACCGGTTCAATTGAAATATCCGGCACTGACGTCCCTGGGGCATCGGGGAGCAACCCCGGGGCTAAAGCTGTTTCAATTGCCATGCAGGCAATGAAAAACGGGACGCCGTACGTCTATGGAGGCAATTCACTCAGTCGAGGAATCGACTGTTCGGCCCTGGTTCAACAAGCTTACCGGCAACTTGGAATCAAGGTTCCCCGGACGACTTACGAGCAAGCGAGATTCGGTAAAGAGATTTCAGCGAATCAACTTCGACCTGGCGATTTGGTTTTCTATAACAGCTACGGCCACGTCGGGATCTATATGGGCAATGGAAAAATCGTCCACGCAGCCAACCCGAAGCTTGGAATCATCACTTCTAATTTGACAAACAGCAACGGATCACCATTGAAATTCATTCGACCTTACTGAGAGGTTAGAAGGTGGCAGTCAATTTCAATTCAGATGCACGGCTCAATTCGATTTTCGAACGGCTGGGATCAATCGGACAACAGGGGACATATACGCCCCAAATGAAACTTCCGGCCGTGAAGCCACAGGCGGCCCTACAGCCCTTCGCCGGGCTGGGGTCAGTCTCTAGTACCAACTCGGGAGTTACCGGCGGTATTGGGCAGGTTCCGGGCGATCTGGGCACGCTCATGGCCGCTATCAGGGGTCAGGAGTCCGGGGGGAACTACGGTGCCACGAATCCCTCGGGAGCCTCGGGAGCGTACCAGATTCTCAGGAGTAATTTCGAAAGAATTGGTTCTGGTTGGGACCGTGAGGCTTTGGGTCGGGATGTTTCATATAATGAATTCATGAGATCTCCAGCAATTCAGGACGCAATTGCCAAATACAAGCTGGGTCAATATTTGAAATCACGCGGCATGGCTGGTGCTGCTGCAACCTGGTATGGAGGTGATTGGGGTTATCGGCACATGTATGACAAGAAGCCTCAGGCAGGCTATCCTTCAATGTATGATTATGTTATGTCCATCCTGAGGAGAGCTGGTAAAGGGTAAGGGGAGGAAGTATTTCGGATGACGAAAACCCGAAGACGTTCCGCGAAGTTGGAATTTTGATTCGTGAGATTCGACGGGACATTTCAGAAATTAAAGCAGGCCAGAACAAGGTAATTTGGTGGCTAGCTGGCATGGCCTCTTCTTTGGTGGTAGGCGCAACTCTGGGATTCCTGTTCCAAAAATAGAACAATTGATTAGGGCAACCTTATGCTTTCGGTTTAACTGATCTTTACTTCGGTCCAATCTGGATAAATCAGAAAATCGAAAATTTCCTATCACGACACGTCGCAGAGGGTAGACGCAAGGTGATCTGTGGTTTACCTTTGACTCATGCCCGACCAATTCAGGTGGCAAAAGAGGGCAGCGTGCAGAGGTGTTCCTTCGTACATTTTCTTTCCTGAAGAGCGTGCATTTGAAGGGTTCAAAGAGAACGCTCTTTTTGTTGGGAAAACTGCGGAGGATTTTTGTGGCCCATGCCCAGTACGCGCAATATGCCTTGAGTTTGCCGTGTTGCACGACACGGAAGGCATATGGTCAAATACCACCGACGGCCAAAGGTCGCGGAGGTATTGTAAGGAAGAGCGGTTTGAATTGCGAAATGACCAGGAGGAAATAGGGCGGTACGAGCCCCTTTACGGTCATAGCTGAAGTGGCCTTCAGCTGAAACTCTCAACTCTCATTTGGAACGCAAAAACCCCCCGATTTCAGGTCGGGGGGTTTTTGTTTTAGAAGCCCAAGAACTTATGGACCCTTTCGCATTGAGCGTCCAGAACTTCCTTGTACTCTTCCTGTTGCGGCATTGGCACGTCGGTTACGTCTTGTTTTTGTCTCGTCTCTAGGAATTCGGCGAGGGCCCTTGAGATTTCATTCTTGGCTTTGCATTTCATGTCAGTCTTGCTTAGGTTTTGCATTTTAACGAAACCCTCGCCTTACTTCATCATGAAGTCCTTGAAGGATCATCACGATTGCTTCGTCGGAATCGCCGAGTTGTTTCAGGTTTCGAATGCACTCTTTGATTCGATCTCGGTTTTGCTTTTTGAGGAACGCGGTTCTTTGTTTTTGTTTCTCCTCTTCGCTCATTTCTCGAACTCCTGCGCCACATCGTCGTGCAGGTAGGTCAGAATTTCAGCGACCTTTTCCGAATCGAGACCCAGAGCGTAAAGTTCCCTCAGTCTGATTTTGATTTGAGCTTCGATGACTCTCCTTTCGTTTTGAATTCTATGTCGTTCTTCCGCCTCGTTGACCATGAAGCGTTCTGGGTTCATTTCCCCTCCTCGACCACCCAAAGATCGGCCCAGCAAATCCATCTCCAGACGTCAGGAGACAGTTCGTGAAGCTCGAAATCGCCAGAGTAGAAAGATGTGTTTTCGCAGGCTGTGATTTGGCATTGAATGAGCGGACCCTCAACGTTCCGAGGGATGGTACCGTCTTCGGTTTGGTAGAGTGGCATTTCATTCACACCGAATCACAATTGCCGGTTCGACGTCGGGATCATCCGAACCCTGAGCTGTAATGCTGGAGATATCATAAAGCTCTCCATCCCCCACATACACCTTAATCGGATAGCCTGACGGTCGAAGCTCTTGGAGCGCTTCAATTACTTCCAGATAATTCACATTCGCTCCTGTCCAAACATGGTCACCTGATCAACTGTGTCAATCCACCGCATCCGCATCATGAATTTCGCTCCATGGCACCACGCTGACTTTTCATCTTCAGGGTGCTTGTTGATTCGATGGAACGGATACGGGATCGCCCATTTTCGAGCCAACGGCCAAACCTCGCCAGGTTCCTGCAAAACGAATTTGGCGTTGCACCACTTGGCGGCTAGCTCAATTGCCCCAATGACGCGAATAGTTTCCATTTCGCTCCACTGGAAAATAGCACCACGGCTTTTGCTGTCGACCCTGAAGTTCTCGACCACAAAGAACAATTCAGGTGACTCGTCGGCTTGACTGACACCCCAAGCAATCTTCAGCATGTCATGAACACCCTTTTGATCCATGACCTGCATGATCTTAGTGTCGGCCGTTTTGGTTTCGGGATCGTACTTGAAATAACAGAAGCCGTTATTTTTGTCTCCCGGATCAATCGCGAAGACATGTCTAGTCATCAATCTTCTCCTTCATCTTTCGCAAAACCGATTCAGCTTCAGGAACCAGGCCTTCGAAATACTTTGAATCCTTGGCCATTTTGATTGTCGTCCGACACATGTTGGCGACAGCCTTGATTTCTTCGTCTGTCAGAAACACGATTTTTTGCTTACCCATCGTCATCGCCGAGGAGGGAGCCGAGATCGATAGTTGCTAGTGCCTCATTAATTGAATTATCCTTCTTAGATCTAGCTTTCTGCTTTTGAGAATCGGTCATTGCGATCGGGATGGCGTTCCGCTTGAACATGAGAGGCTGGCCAGCGTCGACATCATTTTTAGACGTAAGGTGAGCGACAAACGCGCCGCCATTTGCACCAAAACGAACCTTTGCATTAATGATGTGGACCTTTTTCTCAATCTCCTTCTGATCCAACCCCCTTTTGATGACATCCTTTCTTTGCGGCTCGTCTTCCATCATGACAATGATTGAACTGGCACTCTGGGCTACGCCAGAATGGCCGAACAATTCATTTAGTGTGGCCTCTTCCGGAGCGGAAGCAATCGTCCTGTCCGGCTTTCGAGTGTGAGCCACGATAATTTGAGCCCAGTTGTATTTCGCTCGAATCATTCGAAGAAAGTCAAGAGTCTTGTTGACCTGAGCCTGATTAGTTAGTTCCTCACCAAAGCTCACAGAGGCCGAATCAATCAATTGGACCGACGCCCCGGAAGCTTTCACGGTCCGAATGAATTCAAGCTGGTGAGCTGGCTCCCAAAGCTTAAAAGGCTCAGGCTCCGAATAGGTGATAAAGCGTTCTTTAAACGACTTCTTCTGATCGTCACTCAAACAAGAAAACATGTGACGGCCACGTTCAGCTAGCTCCAGGTCATTCATTTCCAGTGAGAACATCAAAACCTTGATGTCTTCGGAAATTGCGTCACCCATGCGCCATGTCATACAAGGCTCGTTGAACAGAATGCTGACAAGCAACTGCATAGCGAGAATAGTTTTCCCGCTGCCTGAGATTCCAGCGATGTACATCAAACCGCTATCAGGCAAAAGCACATCAACGAGATAGGAAAGCTTAACCTCGTTCTCCATGACGTCGAACATGTTTGAAAGTCGACGTGCACCAGCAATTGAATCTACAATTTGTTTCTCTTGATCTTCAGGAGAAACCTGCTTAGGGATAAAGCCGGGGCCTGGATAGACGTTACTTGCGTCTTCGTTATCGGGACCCATTGAACCCATCGCAAATTCCTCAAACATTTGGGTCCTTTCTCGTTTAGGGCTAAGCCTAAAAGGAGGGCCCCAGAACAACTGGGGGATGAAGTTCTGGGGCCCAGCTTTGGGGCTCAGGCAAAATCAGCTGAGCTTCGACTCGAAGTCATTCTCAAAAATGGTTTCGTCGTTCTCGTCACGGATTTCAAAAGTGAGAGCTACGAGGCCCTTCTTCAGATACTCGATTGCAGCAGCCTGAACCGTTTCGTCCTTGCTTTCGTTCACGTCGACAATCGAGATCTCTTCAGTCCCGTCAATTACATCAGGGTCCTCGCCCTTGAAGAAATCGACGAGGTTGTTGAGGAGATTGTCCTTCTCCTCCTCGGTGTACGGAGCGTCGGTGTCAATCGTGAAGGTGATTCGGTTCGCCATTTTAGTTTTGCCTTTCAAGTTACGTCGGTTGATTTGGGTTGAGAAGAGGGGCGCCCCTCCGGGGGATTGAGAGGCGCCCCTCGCTTTTGGGTTAGCTGTTTTCCAGCTCTTCCTTCAAAAGTTCCTCAGCGGACTTCGCTCCGCCATTCGAACTGGAGCCCTGCTTGTATTCGCTCCAGCCCTCATCAGTTCCCTCACCAACCGTCTTGAAGTTGTTGAGGTTGAACTGATCGAAGCCCTGGTCATTCTGGGACACCTTGATTCGCGCCATGCAGCGACGACCAATCATCTTCGGACCATTCACCTTTCCGAGTTCATCGGCCTTGAATCCGAGAGCTTCGAAAAGCTTCCGCAGATTTACCATCGTTGCGGCGTCCTTGGGGTTGTTCTCCGGATCCCACGGAATCTGGTTCTGGAGAACCTTCGGGACGGGAAGCTGAATCCAGTTTCCCCAACCGAGCTGCTTTGAAACCTGGTGACCGGCGTACTTCGGGTGGTCAACCGCGAAATAAACCTTCATTCCAATCTTGTCCTGATTTCCAGTTACCTTCGGCTTGTCGACCTTTACGACAACGAGCGGCCAGTGCCGGTTTCCAAAACCATAGGCATCTTCGGGAATGTCGTTGGCATTAATTCCCGCCTCCTCGAAGAAACCGCCCTCGAAGTCAATGCCATCATCCAGGTCAGACATTTGCGTTTCCCTTCCACTTTTCGATATGGGCCACAAATTCGTCATCGGTGACGAATTCACTCGGAAAATGGTACCGAGATTTGACAGCGACGCCGTTTCCAATTGGCATCACCTGAAGCTCACGCCTATTTGGACCAACAACCTTCAAATACGCCATGATTGAAACGTACTTGTTGATTTCCTTGAAGGCTGCCGCATGGGCATCCATTCGAGTATTTGCGCCCGGCGTGAGCTTATCCCCTAGTCGCTGATGCGACAACAGAACAATCATGCACCGTTCGACATTTGCCAAATCGGTCATGAGGGGGATAATCCTTTGCTCCGACACCAGATAGTCGGGGCGTCCGGCAACTTCGGCAGAGACTTTGCCCTTTTCGGTTGCCGCTCCGCTTCTGACGATTTCCTGGACCGTTTCGGAAATCATTCCCGAAATAGTGTCCAGGACAATCACATCGAAGGGTTCGTCATCATAATGACGAAACTTCTTGTCTTCGATGAGCGGAATTATTGCGCGTACCCGGTCGTAATTCATCCAGGGAATTACGCGCACGTTCTTTTCGATTTCAGGGTGATTGAGGAGGGCTGAAGAGCCCTGCATCTCATTTGTAATGAGAGCTACTCGCTTACCCAAACGGCAGGCCAGAACCGTTTTGCCGAGTCCGGCGTCAGAGAAGATTGAGATAATCTTCGCTGTGATTTCACTAGGTCGTCTGGATTTCTTTTCGAGCCATTGCAGAAGTAGCTCATCCATTTCACTAGCCACCTTCGCCCCCCTTCAAAACGACAAGCTCTGTTGGACTGATTTTATCAATCAGAAGCGCACTCAAGCTGTCGCCCACAAAAAGAGCGATAGCTTTTCGAATAGCCGCCTTCTCGTCTTCCGCGTTTACCACTCGAAACCATACCCCGTCGGCTCCTGGATTCCGATGGTAGATTTCAATGGCGAACACGCGCTGCATGCCACTTAGGTCAATTCCGCTCACGACGGATTTCCTCAAGCGTTGGGTAGCCATACTCGTTCTTCTTCATTGTTGCCATCACTACATTCGACGGATCCTTACCCTCAATTGTCGCGAGGCAATAGTCCTTGAAGTCGCAGAATTGACATGCGTCTGACCCCAGCGACGCCTGAATTTCAGTCATCACTTCTTCAATCGGAAGGCGCTTCAAGTAAGCTAGGCGAACTGCCGACTTCATGTGATTGTCGAAAGCGGACTCGATATTCTTTGACGTATAGTCCTGGAACTTTCGGTCAAACAGTTCGTACACACTACGCTCTGACGGATTGTCAAATCGAGTGCGGATTTGATTAACAATTCCACGCTTCACAACAGGTTCGGGCTTTCCCGCGAATCGCGCGGCACGCAAAGCCCGAATGTAAAGCGGAAGCTGAGAATTGAGTCGAAGCTTCCAAGGGTTCCAGAAGTCGTAAACAAACTTATGGTCGACCGGAGAAGTCTCGCCCTTGAATCTGCCGCCACGCTGGTAAATGACGAGGTCAATTCGCGACGGAAGGTAGAAATCACTTTCGTCGGGCTGCTCTTGCGCATAAAAACCTTCGATGTCGAGGATTTCCCAATCCTCAATGTCATCCTGGTAGTGCTCGAAATAGCGATTCAGGACGTCATAGAGGTAGTTGAGCATGCTCACTCGCTCGGGATTCTTGAAATCGCCAAGCTTGATTTCCTCAACGCGCAGGTTTTGAATATATGTCAGCGCCTCTTCGGCGGACTTATCGTAGTCCTCGGTTTCCTTCAGGCCCTGATAGAAAGTCTCAAGGGCCTTGTGACCGATAATTCCACGGGTGCGCGCGACCCCGAAATCGCGGAGCTGATAATTCAAGTCAGGATGAAATCCGACGCTCCATGCGAATTCGCAGCGGTAAGCTTGCTGGACTTCGGTGTTAGAAACGCCGATTTGACCGTCTGGCAACGGTGACATGTAGGTACCTTTTCTTTTGTGCGTGATCCCGATGGCCACAACGAAATCACATGAGAGTTAGAGGCTCAACTTGAACTCGCCACAAGTTCAAACTTCGCCATAGCACGGAGAGCAAATAAAAGTTCGTTCCAGCACTTCGCCGTTTTTAGCGACGTAGTACTTCGAAAGCCACTTCCAATCGAATGGAAGCACGAACTCTGAATTGCAATCCGAACAAATTCGCAAGACCGTTTCTGGTGATGGCTTGCGACAGTAGCAGCATACAGGGTGCCCGTGTGTGCTGTCTACCACCCAATTAGGGTGCTTTGACCCGAACGAGTGATAGCAGGCGACTTGTAGCCGTTCCTGTAGAGAAAGGCGCTTAGTCGGAATTGTCACGATTTGCCCATTCAAAGAGCGTTTCGACAATTTGAACACCAAGAATTGGCATACTGGAGTTCTCCCTCAATTCAGCCAGTTCACTAAAAGCTAGCTTGAGGTCCTTGATGTCGTTGCCTAGCTTTTCAAGTTCCCTTTTTTGCTTCTCAATTTCTTTCCTCAGACTCACGAACTCTGGCGTATCGGGCATAAACAGCACTCCTCGAAAGTTCCAGCAGATTTCCAACTTGGGCCCAGGACAAATGACCAATTGCATCCTTGGGCTTTGAATTAGCTGCGTTGACTTCTTCTGCAATAAACTCCTCAATGAGATCGACGAGCTTTTTCGCTGCCCTGATTTTTATTTCGTGAGCAGAGGGCGATGAATCGCGAAGCTCTGCTACGAAAATCGCCATACGAAGAACACGTTCCGCCTGAAGCAAAGTCTCCCCCTTTACTTTGACCTGTAACCTAGTGTGACCCAGGTTTCGTAATTTAACCAGGGCGAGCCTCATTTTCACACTTCCTTCACTTTAATTCACCCGTTAGAGTGAACCACCCTCATTTTCCCAGACTGCAATCGGGAGTTCTTGACGCCGCTTGCGACGCAGCCGCTGCATTTTCATTGCCTCGGGGACGTTTTTGTTTCTAGCTGACGTTGACCTACCTTTCGAAGCCCTCGGCTGTGTCGTGATATGCAAAGCTCGACAAGGTTTACAGGGATAAATTCGTGTCGGCAAATCCCATTCTTTGGATTTTTGTTTAGCTAGCCTCAACGCCTGTTTGTAATTTCGGTATGGAACTTTCGTGCACTCAGTCTTTTGCTGTAACAACCGCTCGATCCTTCCAAAACTCTTCATTCTCAACAATGTCGAGAACCGTGCATTCCATGGGTGAATGTTCATTTTGAACAGCACCCCAAACATAATCAGGGTCATTCAAAGTATGCCACCTGTTGTGACACGAGTGGCAAATCCTGTGAACATTGCCTTTTTCGTTGTTCAGCGTGTTTTTATCAGGACCGTGGTGGCGGGCTTGCTGCAAATTGTTTGCGCAACCTACAATTGGACGCTTCCCGCCACCACAATTCTTTTTCATGGCCCATTCGCACAAAGCAGTTTCATCTAGCGGGAACCACCGAGCGGCACGTTTGCGACCGGTTGATTGTTGGTCCCGAAGAGATGAATCATCTTTGTACGTTCGGTGTTCTGTTTCATCATCAAAATCTCCTGATAGATCTTCGGAAGCCGGAACATTAGCACTCCCACTATCATTGCCAGCAGAAAGCAAATCGTCGCTGCCACTACTTCCATTTTCACATTCCTCCGGGCTTCGACATTCCCAATTCAAACCAAGTCGATGAGCAATGCACTTCATAGACCTCCATTTTTCATGAAACGCTTCTTCTTACGAGAAGTCCAAACTCGATACTTCCTGCCACGAAACCAAACTACAATTGAGCCGGTTACGTGGCCGTACTGGATTTCGCCGTACGGAATCTTAATGAATGTTTTCTGCCTGTACCGCACTTCAAACGTCTCCTTTTTAAAGGACGAAAGTTCCCTTGCCTTTGACGGCTTTCACCAAACCCTTTTGGGCAAGGATTTGACGCACTCTCACCAAACATGGATCGCTCACGCCGTAAATTCTACGCAATACGTGAGCATGCGGCAAAGTGTCATCCTTCTTATAAACACCTTGTCTAATGAGCAATTCGAGGTCGTTCGCGATTCGATGAGTCTTGGCTTGATTGTAGCGGGACCATTTCATTCAGGCATTCCGTCCTCGTGCCACTTTTGGTGAGCTGCAATCAAATCGTCGACCTCATCAAAATCGGCGTCGGTTTCGATGACTCCACAAACTTCACACTCAACATGAAGTTCTGTGACCGATAGGCTTTTCACCTTCCATTCCCAAATGACTTCAGGCACGTCGCTCAAAGGTTCACTCCGAAATTCCAGCCACGTGGTCACTTCTTTGTCCTTTGCGCCTGAATTGAACTCCTGGCGACCTCTAAAAAATCACTCATTTCCTGATCGGTAACATTTCGTTCATTCAAGCAATTAAGCACTAGTCTGTAAATTTGAGTGGTCAGTTTCCAAATTTGCTTAACATTTGTGATGACGTCATACTGACTCTTGCACAAATCATTAAGCTGTTTGGCCGCATTGAGAAGCTTCTTTTCATTCTCTGTCATTTCACTCCCTAAACAAAATTAGCGGCAGTATCCTGGGAGTTCGTGACCGCTTCCGAATGAGCATTCAAGGGCGATGCTCATTCGAATTGGGGAATTCGGTGTGGCCTCCGAATTCGACCCAACGCTCACGCTTGCCAAAATACTGCCGCTAACTTAGGTTTCCCCTGTCCCCCCAAAGAAAGGTACCGAACTTTGAGGGGTTTCAGGGAAGCTACCGAACTCAGGCACTCTCGGACCTGGCTTGGTTGCCTGATATGAGTATAGCGCCTAAAGGCCTGCGAGTAACCCCTGACAAGCTACTCGAATCGTGATCAACCAGGACACCTGGGCGGTGTTCGATATCACTCGACTAGAGTAATCCGTCGTCACGTTGGCCACAAACGTGCGGGAGTTGGCTCGAAAGAGGGTTTTAAGCCTCTTTTTCTGTGATTCCTAGATGAACTTCGAATGTCCAGCGACCATCGCGCATGAAGACATTTGATGTCTCGCACATGATTGAATTCTGTTGAGGGATTGGCTTCTCCCCGTACTCCTCAAGATAATTGAGGCAGTCGACGATAGCTTTGTACGCCTCTTCTGGGGTTCGTGGGATCAATCTAGCAGCCTCGCCCTCTTGAGCATTTGATCGAGCTTTCGGTGTGCGCGCCATCGGCGCCAGAGTCGCATCACGAATCTTCCTTCAAATCCAAAGCCTCCATCGCCTTTTCGAAGAACTCCATAGAAACAACTACAGCTACTTCCTTCTTTCTGTTCAAAAGAATCGTTGGTTCATTTCCAAATGTAGCCCTGCCGATCACTTGGCCAAGCTCATTTCGTGCATCCGCTGTACTTTGTCGATGAATTTTCATTAGCCCTCCAGGAACTTCCTCAGAATTTCGAGCTTACGGTTACATTCAGGGCAGGTAGCTTCTTGGCCGCTAGGATTCAAAGGGTCCATAGGCTCTGGAATTGAATCATCACAAAGCCTAGCCTCATATCCTGGCTTCCTTGCGTGCACTTCGTTTTCAGCCTTCAAGGAACTTCCTCATCGCTTCGGCCAAATCGACATCGGTTTCAAAGCCTTCAAGCATTGCCTTCTTCCCCTCTTGAATTGCGTCAATCAATTCAGTTGCCGTACCAGCCGCATGAAGCAGGTGCACGATCGAATTGAACTCAGAGTCAATTCGACGAATACGGTCAAGCGTCTGCTCTTCCTTGCCTGGATTCCATTCCCGCTCGACACAAAGCAATTGCTGAGCGCCATTCAAGTTCAATCCGACTGATGCCGTCTGGTACTGGCAGAGGAGCACGTCATACTTATGCTCCCCCACCTTTGTGTGATTCGTGTTAAAATCGTCGATGAATTCCTGACGCTTCCAATCGGGGACACCACCAATAATCTTGGCGTGACGAATTCCCTTCATTTCAC